GGGACAAACCCAACCTCCTCAACAAGCACGCCCCCCGCAGCCTCGTATGCTGCTCGTGCGTGAGGCTCTTGAGCCGTCCCCCACTCCATTGCGGCAGACTTGAAGGTGTCAGTGGGGACACCCGTCAGTCGTTCGCACACCAACTCTGCCATATAGTTCCCCCGGCTGGCAGAGTATCCTGATTTAGTCTTTGCGATGATGTCTGCAACGCGGGAGGCCGTAACCTTCCCGCACCGTGCCAGCAACCATTCTTGTGAGCCTTGCTCTAAATTAACCGTTGTCATTGGTTTTTCTCCAGCCCATCAATTTTCTTACGTCTTCAGGGAAAAACTTTTTCATTTCATCGCACTCTCGTTCTAAGAGGCCGATGACATCTTCAAGGATGTCGATTTTGGCGACATCGTCCAGCTCGTCAAAATAAGGTGAGAAGCTGACATCTCCATCAGGTTCGACCTTGGTTGTCCAAAGGGTTCCAATGCGGACCCCTTTGTGACGTTCACCAGCCCAACCCATGCTAAACCTATCGGCCATTATTCAGCCCCCTTATCAGCGGCGGCTGCGGCGGCCTTCAGTGCTTTCAGATCATCGGAGGACAATAGACTGCGCTTGTCAGCCTTCAGACCCGACCACCATGTCCGCATTGCCTCAGATCCAGTTTTGGCAACTTGCTTGGCCTCGGCCAGCAACTTGTCTGCATCATCGGTCGTGATGGTGACGGTCTTCGGTAGCGGGGCAGTCAAAGTACGCTTCGCGCTATCGACAGCGGCATTGCCATCATCGTCCTCTGTGGCAAGGCACAGGATTGACATAATGGAATAGCGGCGGGCGTAGGTGATAGCCGAACCGATACCATGTGCGTCAGCCTTTGCGGCAGGCATGAACAGGCTGGACTTGATGAACTGCCCAGATGAATGCAACAACAGGGTTTCGACTGAAACACCACCATCGACCGTTTTCGGGAGCTGGACCAGTGACAGGCCGTTCTTCGCCATCGGTTCACGAATCACAGAACGCACCGAAGCGAGATCGGCATACTTTGATTTGAAATAGGGGTTTTCTGCGCCCCTAGAAGCATCAAGAATTTCACCCTGTGCCTTGGAAAGGGCATCGGCCAAAGCCGAAATATCATCGGACATATCCATTTCTATCTCCTGTAAATAACAATTAGTCTGGACATTTAACTGACCCTGTTTCACATTGTCAACGAATTTGTAAATTTTATGAGGACAAAATGACGAAGCGTTTGAATATCNCCCTGCCGATCCCGCCAAGTTTAAATAGGCTATGGCGCGTCACCAAGACCGGTCGCATGTACAAATCACCTGAGTATACCGCGTGGAAAGAGGCAGCCCAGTGGGATGTCGTAGCGCAGATCAAAGGGAAACAGATTACCGGGAAGTTCAAGTTAACCCTAATTGCAGATCGGCCTGATAAACGGCCTCGTGATCTGGATAACCTGTTGAAGGCGGCACTTGATTGCCTCAATGGTATCGCCATTGATGATGACCACAACTGCGAGATGCTGGAGGCGTGGTGGGCGTCCAAAGGAACAAATTGTCAAATATTGATAGAGGAATTTAAAGATGGGCAAGAGAAGCGAGTACGATCGTAAACGGCTAGATTTCTACCCGACACCATATAAGGCGACTAAACCGCTGTTTCCATTTTTACCAGAGGGGATCCAATATTGCGAACCCTGTGCTGGTTCAGGGGATTTGATTGAGCACCTGCAAATGCGGGCGAAGTGCGTTGCGGCCTACGATGTTGATCCGCAGGCGGCATGGATAGAGCGACATGACGCGACCTTCCTTACCAAGGAGGACCTGCGGGGGGCCGCTATGATCATTACGAACCCGCCGTGGGAGCGAACGGTCCTGCATCAGATCATAGAGCGGTGCGCCGGGCTAGCACCAACATGGTTGCTGTTCGACGCAGACTGGGCCCATACCCGGCAGGCGGCACCCTATCTGAGTATCTGTCACGATATCGTATCGGTAGGGCGGGTGAAGTGGATTGAGGACAGCGAAGGGGCCGGCAAGGACAACTGTTGCTGGTACCATTTTGATTCGCACCTCAAATACGAGGGCACACACTTTTGGAACACCCGTAATGACCAAGCCTAGTCTCGCCGATCAGGTTACTGCGGTGGAACTGATGTGCGCCCACACACGCGGCAATATGGACATCCAGCGGAACCTGATTCGTCAAAAGAAGCGGGATGATTCTGTCTTGAAGATGCAGGAGCGGTACTACCCCAATTTGTTGGCGGCTGCCGAAACGATGAAATGGGTGCTAAAAAATGAGGATTTAATAAAAAAACTTTTGCATGACCATAGGGCAGGTAAACTAACCGATTGAAAAATAACGATAATATTTTTTAAAATAATTTGACATGCCCAGTTGACATGCCCATTGGGCGCGTCTATAACTTATGCATGGTCGCTGGTGACCACAACATAACTTACTGGAGATTGACATGACCAACATCGCATCCCTCGCCGACCGCTACCTCGCCATCAAGTCCGCTGCTGATGCTGCTGATGCCGCTCTCAAGGAAATCAAGGCTGAGATCAATGCTCTCGGCACCGACAAGATCGAAGGCACCACCTGTGATCTGGTCATCAGCCTCCGCGCTTCCAAGGCCCTCTCGGAAGTCCTCTTGCTGGAACGCCTCGGTGTCACACTGGCACAGGTCAACGCCTGCAAGGCCGAGAGCACGATCAGCACCGTCATCAACGTCAAGGTTAAGACCCCCGCGTAAGCGGGGTTCGCCCCCCCCCCATCCAATAGGAGAATTGTTATGTACCAGAACCCAGAAAAATTCGAGAACGAAATCGTCCTCATTGAGTTTGATCGCAAGCCCAACCAAGACGGCAACCATTACGTCACCTACGCCGAATGGACCGACAAGTACGGTGAAACCCATGCCAAGTATGTGGGGTATGATGACGAAATTCCTGCTCACATCCGCCTCCAGATCGCCTTGCAGATTGCCGGCGACCTCATTCAACCCATCCAGAAATAAGGAGACACGACAATGACCTATACCAACAAAGAACTGATCAATGCCCGCATTGACGCCCATGATATCGCCGAAAGACTGGTAGTCGCTTACTGGTTGAAGGAGGAGGATCGCCCCTACCACGTTAAAGAGGCAATCAAATCATTCGAGCGACTTGCAGAAATCCTTGGTTACGACATCAAAAAGCGGGAGGTTCCCAATGAAGATCACGAAGCAGACGCCGCGTAAGTTGCAGCGGTACTACGTCCGTCAGTTGACCATGGCCGAGTGGGAAGTCGGCCATGAGACTGACACCGGGAAGGTGGTTCTGGGGTATGTCCATAATGATGGGCATACCTACCGAGCGACAACCTTGAACGGAATCCTTGGCCATGCCCACGCCAAGAAACAAGCGGTGGAGTTCATTTATGCAAATGCCTGAAGAAATTGTAGACGGGAAAACACAGCTCGCCACCCTGCTCTGGAAGCTCCAGATCTTGAACCGAGAGGCTGCAGAGTTCTGTGGCGTACAGGAGAGGACGGTCTACAAATGGTTGGCCGGCGATCGTAAGGTGCCCAAATCCGTGCTAAAATTGCTAGAGCTTATGCTGGAAAAGAAAACCAGCACAATTTAAGGGTATCCTTATGGCCAATCTTTTTTTGCAAGTGCCTAATTGGCGCGAGTTTCAGCATTATAAAAACCGCCGCCCACCTTGGATCAAGCTCCATAGGACGCTTCTTGATAATTACGATTTTCACTGCTTGCCGATTGCTAGCAGAGCGATAGCACCTTGCTTGTGGTTGATAGCAAGCGACGATGAGAACGGCGTGATTGAGTGCGCTAGCGAGTCGCTAGCATTTCGTTTGCGTATGAGCGAAGAAGATCTTTTAGCGGCCTTAAAACCCTTGGTTCAACGAAGATTTTTCATTGATGCTAGCAACGTGCTAGCAGATTGCTCGCAACATGCTATGCCAGAGAGAGAGGGAGAGGGAGAGGAGAGTCCGTTCCAAGGAAGAGTCTTAGTAGTAAGTAAGAGTAGGGGTGGGGCATGACACAACTTCGGAACTATCAGGAACAGGCCATTCAAAAATTGCGGCATTCCCTTGGAACGGGAAAACGGCGGCCAGTGGTGCAACTTCCAACAGGTGCAGGCAAGACCGTCATTGCGGCCTCCATCATCAGCATGGCCCGATCGAAGGGTAAGCGGGTGATCTTCGCTGTGCCGTCTCTGACCCTGATCGACCAGACCGTCGAACGGTTCCGTCAGAATGGGATCACCGAGATCGGCGTGATGCAGGCCCAGCACGAGATGACTGATCCTCGGCAGCCTGTTCAGGTGTGCTCAATCCAGACCCTGATGCGCCGGGATCTGCCAGACGCTGATTTGGTGATCGTCGATGAGGCGCACATGATGTTCAAGTTCCTCGGCGAGTGGGTCAACTACCAGCAGTGGGAGCGTGTGCCGTTTGTAGGCCTGACTGCCACACCATGGGCCAGAGGCATGGGCAAGGTCTGGGATGATCTGATCATCGGCACCACCATGCAGGAGTTGATCGACCAGAAGCATCTGTGCGACTTCAAGGTCTTTGCCCCGGCACATCCTGATCTTGGATCGGTCAAGACTGTTGCCGGCGACTTCGATCTCAAGGGTCTTGGCGAGGCTATGGACCAAGGCGCACTGGTCGCTGATATCGTCACCACATGGTTGGAGAAGGGCCTGAACAAGCAGACCGTCTGCTTTGCGGTGAACCGTACCCACGCCAAACACATCCAGAAGCAGTTCGAGGAGGC